GAGAAACGGAAGTTGCTCCTGAACTTGCTCCTGAAGTTGCACCAGCAGTAGAATCGAAAGAATCTACTACAAAAACAGCAACAGAAGAAATAAGAGAGTACGTGAACAAAGTTGACGCAAAACATTCAGATGGTAGCGACAACACAGCGTCTCCAGTTGCTAAATCAGGCGGAACTGATGCAAAAGCAGATGCAAAAGGTTTAGTCCAAGGTGGTGAGGAAAAAGGTAGACCTGCACCAAAGGCTAAAGAGCATGACGGCGGAAACATCAACAAACCTGGTAACAAAAGTGCGGCTCCAAAGGCGGCAAAGGCTAATACAGCAGACGGAACAGATGGTTCATCTAAGAAATCTGCAATTGGCAGTTAATAGTTGATATTAGGAAAACGGATGTTACAACTACGTGAGACACTGACTTTCGACCAAGCGGGTATTGTCGTTGAGTCTAAGGATGAAAACAACGGTAAAAGCCTTTACATGAAAGGCATATGCATTCAAGGTGGTGTGAAGAACGCCAACCAGAGAGTGTACCCTGTTAACGAAATCCAAAGGGCTGTCAGTACGCTCAACGATCAGATCAAGGGAGGATATTCAGTTCTCGGTGAAGTTGATCATCCAGAAGGCTTAAACATCAATTTGGATCGTGTATCACACATGGTTAATGAAATGTGGATGGACGGACCTAACGGATACGGAAAATTAAAAGTATTACCAACACCGATGGGGGCTCTAGTTAAAACAATGCTGGAAAGCGGAGTTAAATTAGGGGTCTCATCGCGTGGTAGTGGTAATGTATCAGAAGACGGATCCGGAAAAGTATCAGATTTTGAAATTATTACCGTTGACATAGTTGCACAACCATCGGCGCCAGGAGCATATCCTAAGCCAATCTACGAGCACCTAATGAATACAAACGGCGGTTATAAAGCATTTAACTCAGCAAGGGACAAACAGGCACAACAATATCTAAAAGAAAAACTAGTAAACATAATTGGAAAACTCCAATCTAAGTAGAGGAGAAAAATAAAATGTTAGAAGCACTGAAATCACTTTTTGAAACGAACGCAATTTCGGAAGAGATCAGAGCAGAAATAGAATCAGCGTGGAACACCAAGGTTGAAGAAAACAAACTTGCTGTAACTGCCGAACTAAGAAGTGAATTTGCGGAGAAGTATGAACACGACAAAGCAAGTTTAACTGATGCTGTTGACAAAATGGTGTCAGAGAGAATAGAGGCAGAGATGGCGGAGTTTGCGGAAGACAAGAAGCAACTTGCAGAAGAAAAAGTTAAGTATGCTACTCAAATCCGTGAGCATTCAGACAAACTGAAGGCATTTGTTTTTGAACAACTAAAAGGTGAGATTGCTGAACTACACAATGACCAAAAAGTAATGGCTGAAAATTTCAGCAAACTTGAGGACTTTGTGGTTGAGGCTCTATCTAAAGAAATTAGTGAGTTCCATCAAGACAAACAAGACGTTGCCGAAACAAAGGTACGTCTAATCCGTGAAGCAAAAGGGCATTTTGAAAAAGTAAGAAACAACTTTATATCAAAAGGCGCTGACAAGGTATCAGAAATAGTTGGCAAAACTCTTAACAAAGAGATTAGTTCACTAAAAGATGATATTGATGCGGCACGTAAGAATGACTTTGGTCGCAGAATGTTCGAAACTTACAGTCAAGAATACTCAAACAGTTTCTTGAATAGTAAGAGCGAAACTTCAAAACTTCTAAAAGTTGTCGATACAGCGAAACAACAATTAGAAACTGCGAAAGAGACTGCCAATGAGAAAGATAAGATCATCGAGTCAAAAGTTAAAGAAATAGAAGATCTTAAGAACACGGCAGAGAGAGATTCAGTTATCAATGAGTTAATTCAACCATTGAATGCTGAACAAAAAGATATAATGACAAATCTTCTGGAGGGTGTACAGACCGGACAACTAAGAAAACAGTTCGAAAAGTATGTACCGGCTGTAATAAACGGTAGGTCTCCAGCGAAAAAACAGGCTTTAAAAGAAGGCACAGAAGTAACAGGCGACAAACAAATAGTAAACGCAGGTCAATTCAACAGCAAACTTGTTGATATTAAAAGACTTGCAGGTATATAAGGAGAAACGACAAATGTCAGAACTAACAGAAACTCGCTGGCAGGATACAAAGAGTGCGTTATTAGAAGGCTTAACTGGAAACAGAAAAGCAGTCATGGAGTCGACTTTAGAGAATACTAAAAAGTATTTGGCTGAGGCGGCGACAGCAGGTGCCACATCTGCAGGTAACGTAGCAACTTTGAACAGAGTGATCCTACCGGTGATCAGACGGGTTATGCCTACTGTGATCGCAAACGAAATCGTTGGTGTACAACCAATGACAGGTCCAGTTGGACAAATCCACACTCTAAGAGTAAGATATGCAGAGACTCAAAATGCTACTGGTACATCAAATGATGTAACAGCAGGCGAAGAAGCATTATCTCCATTCAAAATAGGTCAAGCCTATTCTGGAGATGGCACTGCCGGAAAAGCAGACGCAACAGCATCTAAAGAAGGTGTTGGTGGTAATGCATTGTCTATCCAAATCTTGAAACAAACAGTTGAAGCAAAAACTAGAAAGTTACAAGCAAGATGGACATTTGAGTCGGCACAAGATGCTCAAGCACAACAAGGCATTGATGTAGAGGCTGAAATCATGGCGGCATTAGCACAAGAAATAACTGCTGAGATCGACCAAGAGATCATCACTTCATTAAGAGCATTAGCGGCTACTGAAGAAACATTCAACCAAGCGGCAGTATCAGGTACGGCAACGTTCGTAGGTGATGAACACGCGGCTTTGGCTGTTTTAATTAACAGAGTTGCTAACAAAATCGCACAAAGAACAAGACGTGGTGCAGGTAACTATGCAGTGGTATCACCATTAGCATTGACTATACTTCAGTCTGCAACAACTTCTGCGTTCGCAAGAACAACAGAAGGTGCGTTTGAGGCTCCAACAAACCAAAAATTCGTTGGTACTTTAAACAGTGCGATGAAAGTATATGTTGATACATACGCGGCTGACGACACGGCAGTATTAGTAGGTTACAAAGGCTCATCTGAAGCAGATGCGGCGGCGTTCTACTGTCCATACATTCCGTTAATGTCAAGCGGTGTTGTTCTTGACCCGTCAACTTTTGAACCAGTAGTGTCATTTATGACAAGATATGGTTACATTGAGTTGTCAAATACAGCGTCTTCACTAG